GTTCGTCGATCTGGAAGCGGGCGACCTGGCGGTGCAGGGTTGGACCGGCGACACCATCCGGCCGCAATCATGGCAAGAGTTCCGCGATTTCGTGGCATTTCTCGGTACGCCCAATCCGGCGTTGCGCGACGATCAGCCTTTTTCGCAGGCCCATTACCAATATGTCTGCGAACGCTTCGGCGATCCTGCAATGCTTGCCAAGTACGACACCTATTTCGTCGACAGCATCACGGTATTGGGGCGGCTCTGCTTCCAGTGGTGCAAGGGGCAGCCGCAGGCCTTCTCCGAAAAGACCGGCAAACCGGACAACCGCGGCGCGTATGGACTGCTGGGGCAGGAGCTGATCGCGGCGCTGACGCATCTTCAATACGCCCGCGGCAAAAATGTGATCCTGGTCGGCATCCTCGACGAAAAGATTGACGACTTCAACCGCAAGATATTCGTGCCGCAAATCGACGGCAGCAAAACCGGGCTGGAGTTGCCAGGAATAGTCGATGAAGTCATCACGATGGCGGAAATCAAGTCAAACGAAGGCGCCAGCTACCGTGCGTTCGTCTGCCACACCCTGAATCCATGGAATTACCCGGCGAAAGACCGCTCCGGCCGGCTCGACCTGATTGAGGAACCGCATCTCGGCCACCTGATGGCAAAGATCGTCGGCCCGGCGCGTCCCGCCGCCGAGCGCCTGCGCTTCGACGCATTGCCATCGACACAAATCCCGCAAAACGCCGAATCCACTTCATCGAAAGGAATCTGATCCATGAACAACTACAACCACACCAATCCATGGGCCGATTTCAACGACGCCCAAAACCAGCAATCGTATGACGTGATCCCGAAGGGTACGCTGGCGCGGGTACGCATGACCATCAAGCCGGGCGGCTACGACCAGCCCGACCAGGGCTGGACCGGCGGTTACGCAACCCTCTCCGACAAGACCGGCTCGGTCTACCTGAACGCCGAGTTCGTCGTGACCGAAGGCGATTTCGCGAAGCGCAAGGTCTGGAGCCTGATCGGCCTGTACAGCCCGAAAGGACCGGACTGGGCCAACATCGGCCGCGCCTTCGTGCGCGCACTGCTGAATTCATCGCGCAACCTGCAGCCGCAGGACAACGGTCCGCAGGCTGCTGCGGCGCGCCGCATTCAGGGGTTTGCTGACCTGGACGGCATCGAGTTCCTGGCGAAGATCGACGTCGAGAAAGATCAGAGCGACGAGCCCAAAAATGTCATCAAGGTCGCAATCCAGCCGGACCACAAGGACTATGCGCGACTGATGGGTGTGGCGCCTCGCACTCCCGCATCGTCCGCAAATTCGGCCCCGGCTGCGCCAGCCCCCGTGTCGCCCGCTACCCACCCGTCGCGGCCAGCGCAACCAGCACCCGCCAACGCACCCGGCCGTCCGAGCTGGGCGCAATAGGAGGATCAACATGGTAACTCCTCTCAACCTGATCGGGCATCGCTTCGGGCGCCTGATCGTGACTGCTCCGATGCCTGCCAAACCTCGACGCAAGTGGCAATGCATCTGTGACTGCGGGAACACGACGATTTTGAATACCGGAAATCTACGCAGCGGCAACTCGAAGAGTTGCGGATGTGCCAGTCCGTTCACTTACAAGCACGGCCTGACAGGTACGCCACTTGCCCATAAGTACTCCGACATGAAGCGTCGTTGCTACGACCCAAAAGCCGCTGCTTTCCCGTGGTATGGCGGACGTGGAATCGCTGTCTGCGAGGAATGGCGAAACAGCTCTTCTGCATTTTTCGCATGGGCACTATCGCACGGATACCAACCCGATCTTGAAATCGATCGCATCGATACGGACGGCGACTATTCACCAAATAACTGTCGCTTCGTCACTCATCTGGAAAACATGCGAAACCAGCGTCGCATGACGAATTCGATCTCTGCAAAGGCCCGAGCTGCGGGAATACTTCCTTCGACTTTGTTCTCGAGACTCAATCGTGGCTGGCATCTCGATATAGCGCTGGTGAAACCTCTGCGCATCCAAAAAGGAGAAAATCATGCTTCTTCGTAAAAGGCAGTTGAGGTTTGTTGAGCGTAGTTTGGCGGCGCTAAATGTGCACGGCAACACGCTCGGTGTGGCTCCTACAGGTGCGGGTAAAACGGTCATGCTGTCGGCCACCACCGGCCGCATGCTGGCCGACCCCGGCGCCAAAGCCTGCATCCTGGCGCACCGCGACGAACTGGTTTCACAGAACCGTGCCAAGTTCGCACGCATCAACACCGGGGTCAGCACCTCGGTGTTCGACGCCAAGACCAAATCGTGGGATGGCCGCGCCATCTTCGCGATGGTGCAGACCCTGTCGCGCGACAACCATCTCGATACGATGCCGGCGCTCGACTTGCTGGTGATCGACGAGGCGCATCACGCGGCCTCGGCCAGTTATCGTCGCGTGATCGATCGCGTGCTGCAGAAGAATGCGAAAGCCAAGGTCTTCGGCGTCACTGCGACGCCGATGCGCGGCGACGGCAAAGGACTGCGCGAAGTCTTTACCAACGTCGCCGACCAGATCCGTCTCGGCGAACTGATCGCATCGGGCCATCTGGTACCGCCACGCACCTTCGTGGTCGACGTCGGTACCGCCGACGCGCTGTCGCAGGTCAAGCGAACGGCTTCCGACTTCGACATGAGCGAGGTCGAAGCGATCATGAACAAGACGCCGGTCACCGATGCAGTGATCCGTCACTGGCGCGAAAAGGCGTCCGGCCGTAAGACCATCGTCTTTTGTTCGACAGTCGCGCACGCCGACAGCGTCTGCCAGGCGTTCAATTCCTCCGGCATCGCAGCGGTGCTGGTGCATGGCGACCTGTCGGAAGCCGAACGCAAGTCGCGCCTCGCTGCTTTCGAGTCCGGCGCCGCCCAGATCGTCGTCAATGTCGCGGTGCTGACGGAAGGCTACGACTACACGCCGACATCGTGCATCGTGCTGCTGCGTCCGAGTTCGCAAAAGTCGACCCTGATGCAGATGATAGGACGTGGCCTGCGTACCGTCGATCCGGCCGAATATCCGGGCGTTTTCAAGAGCGATTGCATCGTGCTGGATTTCGGCACCGCGACGCTGATGCACGGCCAGCTCGAGCAAGAGGCGAATCTCGACGGTCGGGAACCTTCGTCCGGCGAAGCTCCGGTCAAGGAATGTCCGGGCTGTGAGGCCGACGTTCCGGCCGCCTGCCGTGAATGTCCGTTGTGCGGCTTTGTCTGGGAGCGTTGCGAGGACGACGGGGCCGAGGCGTTGACCGACTTCATCATGACCGAGGTCGATCTACTTGCGCGCTCCAATTTCCGCTGGTGCGACCTGTTCGGCGACGATTGCGCTTTGGTCGCAACGGGTTTCTCGGCCTGGGGCGGCGTGTTCTACCTGAGTGGACGCTGGCATTCACTGGGCGGTGGTAAATCCCTGCCGACGCGTCTGCTCGGCATTGGCGAGCGTTCGGTCTGCCTCGCGCAAGCCGACGACTGGCTGAACGACCACGAGAGCGCCGACTCCGCGCACAAGACCAAGCGCTGGCTCAACGAACCGCCGACGCCGGCGCAAATGAAATACCTGCCGCTCCAGCATCGCAACGACTATGGCCTGACCCGCTATCAGGCGTCGGCAATGCTGGCCTTCCACTTCAGCAAGCCGCAGATCAAGAATCTGGTGTTCGCCGCCAATGCTGTGCAACGGGAGGCGGCTTGAGATGCGCAATCTGTTATCGGCAAGCAAAGGGTTTCGGCTGGCAGGCGCCGTACAACCGCATCCACCTGCAGATCGACGTGGCACCTGCGTTGCGTCAAAGGTTCACGTTTTGCTCAATGCGCTGCCAGTCAGCATTCTCGCGCATCGTCGCCAGAACGGAGGGTCGCATGATTGATCCGTCCGAACTCGAACTCGCGGCGCTGCAAAGCTGCCTCGCGCCGCTGGGCGACTACGTCGGCGCGCTCGGCATGGACAGACCGCTGGCCGACTACAGCAAGCGCGAAGTGCAGGGTCTGATCGAAACCATCGTCAGCGCCTATCAGGAATACATGATCGACGCGCATGAGCAGATGGCAGACCGTGATCTCGCTTTCCTGGAACAAAGGCTGGCGGATTCTCAGCAAGCCCAGCGGCAAGACTTGCAACATGGATCGCGGCCGGTGCGTGGCACGGGAGTGCCGTTCTGATGAAGTCCGCTGAAAATAATTTTGTCATCGATCGTCGTCAGTCTCGGTCATTGGCCGAACGGCTTTGGGAGCGAGTTGATAAATCCGCTGGCAAAGAAGGATGTTGGATCTGGCTTGGCGGAACAGTTCGTGGACGCTACGGCCAGATCCGTTTGTCACCATCAGGTGGCGCACTGCGCGGGAGAAAAACCACCACACACCGCGCTGCATGGGAGCTCTCTTTCGGGCCAATCCCGTCAATGATGCATGTATGCCATCGGTGTGACAACCCTCGCTGTGTTAATCCGCAACATCTTTGGGTGGGAACCCATAGCGAGAATTTGGCGGACATGAAGGCGAAAGGACGCGCAGCGCGAGGGGAGCGTAGTGGCACAGCCCGGCTCACCCAAACACAAGTTCGCGCGATCCGAAAAGCCCTGCAGGCCAACATCTACTCCCTATCCGAACTCGCTGAATTGAATGGGGTGAGCCGCAGCACTATCGACAACATCAAGCACCAAAGAACATGGGAATTTCTCGATGCTGGACTTTAACTCTCACGTCAAATTTCATGAAAATGTTGCACGGCATATCGACTTGGCACTAATTGCCGAACGCGATCAACAGTCGTCTCGCCAGTATCTTGGTGCATCGCGCCTGGGGGTCGCGTGCGCACGCGCCTTGCAGTATGAGTTCGTGCAGGCTCCGGTCGATCTGGAACGGACGCTGCCCGGCCGTACACTGCGCATCTTTGAGGTCGGCCACGTGTTGGAAGACTTGGCGATCCGTTGGCTGCGGATCGCCGGTTTTGAAATATATACGCGACGTCAAAATGGCGGGCAATTCGGGTTTGCTGTCGCAAAAGGCCGCGTGCGCGGACACGTCGACGGCATTATCGCCAATGGCCCTGCTGAACTTGGCATGCGCTATCCGTCGCTGTTTGAATGCAAGACGATGAACGACAAGAACTGGCGCGACTGCGTGAAGCGCGGCGTTGCGCTATCAAAACCAGTCTATGCGACCCAGATCGCGATCTACCAGGCGTACATGGAACCAGCGGTGCCGGGCATTTCGGCAAACCCCGCGCTGTTCACGGCAATCAACAAGGATACGCAGGAATTGTATTTCGAGCTGGTACCGTTCGACGCTGCATTGGCGCAACGGGGATCCGACCGCGCGGTACAGATATTGCAAGCCACCGACGCCGGCGAACTGCTGCCGCGCATCGCGCACGATTCGTCTCACTACGAGTGCCGCTGGTGTAACTGGCAGGACCGCTGCTGGAGCAAACAGGCATGACCGATCGCATCGACTGGTTCGATTTCAATGACGCTGGCGGTCAGGTCAATTCGCGCTTGCAGCGGGAAGACACGGCAGTATTGCGGCACGGTCTGCTGGCAGGCATCGATGCGGTTTTGCATTATCTGCTGCCGCAAGGCCGGGTGCGCGGCGGTAAATTCTATGTTGGTGACACAGATGGCAATCCCGGCAAGAGCCTCGTGGTGGAGCTGGTCGGCGAGCATGCTGGGCTGTGGAAGGATTTTGCCTCTGGCGAGGGCGGCGACCTGTTCGACCTGTGGGCAAGAATCCGGGGCTATTCGATTCAGGGGGATTTTCCTGCTGTGGCGACCGAGATAGGCCAGTGGCTGGGCATGCGGCCAGTCACGCCTTTGACCTCGGCCCGGTCAGAGATCCGCAGTCCGGCCATCGATGAACTCGGTCCCTACACGGCGAAATGGAACTACACGACGGCCAGCGGCGAACTGATCGCCTGCGTCTATCGCTACGATCCGCCGACCGGCAAGGAATTCCGGCCATGGGATGTGCGCGCCCGCGCCTGGCGCACGCCCGATCCGCGTCCGCTCTACAACCTGCCGGCGGTCGTCAAGTCTACGACCGTCGTGCTGGCCGAAGGCGAAAAGTGTGCGCAGGCATTGATCGGACTCGGTATCTGCGCGACAACGGCGATGAATGGCGCCAAGGCGCCGGTCGACAAGACCGACTGGTCTCCACTGCGCAACCGGCATGTGCTGATCTGGCCGGACAAGGATAGCCCAGGCTGGGACTATGCCGAAGCTGCGGCCCAGGCAATCGTGGCTGCTGGCGCGCTGTCGGTTTCGATTCTGCTTCCGCCCGCATCGATGCCAGAAAAGTGGGATGCGGCGGAGGCTATCACCGACGCCTTCGACTGCAAGGCTTTCATCGCAACGGGAGAACGCGCGACGATCAAGGCTGCGCCCGCCTCGCTGCCGGTATTTTCGCTCGGCGCAATGCTCGACGATCTCAGTCCGATTCCTGACGATATCATCAATCCGCGCGTGCTCACGCCAGGCGGCATGCTGGTGTTCGGCGGTGCGCCCAAGGTCGGCAAAAGTGATTTCCTGCTGTCGTGGCTGGCCCATATGGCTGCCGGTGCGCCGTTTCTTGGCATGCGACCGCCACGCCCGTTGCGGGTGTTCTACCTGCAGGCGGAAGTACAGTACCACTACCTGCGCGAGCGGATGCACGACATCAAGCTGCCGGCATCGCGCATGCTGGAGGCTCGCCGCAATCTGGTGGCCACGTCGCAGTTGCGCATGGTGCTCAATGACCATGGCCTGCAGCAGATCATCCCGGCGATCGCCAGTGCCTTCGGTGGCGAGAAGCCGGACATCATCGTGATCGATCCTATCCGCAATGTGTTCGACGGCGGAGACGAAGGCGGCGAGAACGACAACGCCGCGATGCTGTACTTCCTGTCGCAACGCGTCGAGCGGCTGCGTGATGCCGTCAACCCGGAAGCGGGGATCATCCTCGCCCACCACACCAAAAAACTGTCGAAGAAGCAGTTCGAGGAAGACCCGTTCCAGGCGCTCGCCGGCGCCGGCAGCCTGCGTGGCTATTACACCACCGGCATGCTGCTGTTCCGCCCGGACGAAAGCAGAACAACGCGTCAGCTGATTTTCGAGCTGCGCAATGGCCCTGGCATCCCGACAAAACATGTCGACAAGCTCAACGGCGCGTGGTGCGAACAGGATCCGAACTTCGGGCGCCTGGTGAAACAGGACTACGGCGACAAACTCGATGCCGAGCGCCGACGCAAACATGACGTGATCCTGCAGATGTTGTTCGACGAGGCGCAGAAAGGGCGCGCCTACACGGTGGTCCAGTTCGCGGAGAGCTTTGAGAACCAGGCGGGCCTGGGTGGCCGTTCGACGGTTGCCGAACGCATTGGCGTACTCGCCACCAAGGGCTACGTGAAGTTTTTCAAGAATCCGCGCGATTACGGGCTGACGGCGCCGACCCGCAGCAAGTTTGGCTACCTGTGCGTGGAAGGCATGGCCCTTCTGCGTCCCACCGGGCGTCCTGACCCCGACACAGGCGAGATTCACGAGGCACCCATGGTGGTCCTGCCTACCCACTACAAATGCCGCCAGAGCGGCGCAGTACTGCCAGTTGAAAACCCCAGCGTCTGGATCTACCAGGACGAACAAAACGATGAAGAAAAGGAGCACGAAAACGATGACACCTATGCATGATTTCACCGAAATCCAGAATCCAGCCTTTCCAGAATCCGTGGATTCTGGATTCTGGCCGGACAACCAAAGCCAATCAAATCAGGCACTTGGCGCAGATTCCAGAATCCGGCGGATTCTGGGCTGGATTCTGCGGATTCTGGGAAAAGCCAGTATCCACGCGGGTTTGCAGCCTGCTCCAGAATCCAGTAGTTCTCCCATATATTATATATATGGGTGGGATACCTGCGTTCGCTTGGTACCCCACCCATATGCTGGGCAAGCGATGGTGTCGGCCGGAGCGGTGGCGGAGGTTCAGGCATGACCAAGAACCTCATCAATTTCAGGATAACACCCACGCTTGGCCAAGTGATCACGCTCGATGCGCAACGCTATGTGCTCATCGACACCCGCCTGCACCGCCGGCTTGATGGCGAGTACACGATGGTCCTGACCTGGCAAAGTGATTGCGCAACCTGCGGCAAACCCTTCGCCACGACTAGCGGATTGGTCGCACACGCAGTCAATCGGCGCTGCGCCACCCATAAACGGCCTGGCATTTCGGTCAAGACCGGTCGATGCGGACGTCCCTCGTACCGCATGGGAGGTCGTCATGACTAAATTCACGATCCTCGCCCTTGATCTGGGTACGACCACCGGCTGGGCTATCCGCACACGCGATAACGGCATCACCAGCGGCACGCAATCGTTCAAACCCCAACGCTTCGAAGGTGGCGGCATGCGCTTCCTGAGATTCAAGCGCTGGCTCACCGAAGTCAAGCAATCGGTCGATGGCATCAACGTCGTGTATTTCGAAGAGGTGCGCAATCACGCGGGCGTCGACGCTGCGCATGCCTATGGTGGCTTCATGGCGCATCTCACAGCCTGGTGCGAACACCACGACATCCCATACCAGGGCGTGCCGGTAGGCACCATCAAGAAACACGCGACAGGCAAGGGAAATGCGAGCAAGGACGACATGATCATCGCCATGCGGTGCAAAGGCCACACGCCGGCAGACGACAACGAAGCCGATGCGCTGGCGCTGCTGCACTGGGCCATTGATACACAGGAGGAATCAACATGAAAATCCCGAAACAATCCTACCGCTGCCCGCTGGACCGGCTCCTTGCGCAGTCCCCCGATCTGGACGCGGTCAAGCAAAGCGGCTGGCGCGATCAGCGCATTCTGGTCGTGTCGGAGACTGACGAGCGGCTCGATTTCGTCGAGCGTGAATTCGTACGTCGCCTAGGCCAGCGTCTCTACGGCTTGGCTGGCAACGGAGGACAGCATGACTGACTGGACCATCGAAGCAGTGGCTGAACGACTGACCGACGCGGACCAGATTGCCAGGCGCTTGCCACCCGTTCGCGTGCAGGGCTACTACAACGTCTGGCCGCTGTTTGTGCGCACCGAGTACGAACGCATGGCGGGCGACGATCCCCCACCCCGGCGATTCCCGCCGGATCCGAAAGCCGTCGACCGCATGCTGGAGGTCATGGCCTGGATGCAGTGGCTCGAACAGGAGCAGCGTCTCCTGGTGTGGATGCGCGCCCAGCGCTACCCATGGTCCGACATTGCCAAGCGCAACGCCTGTTCGGTCAGCACCGCGCAGCGCCGCTGGCAATCCGCTCTGTCGGTGCTCTGCACGCGGCTCAATCAGCCAAGAGAGATTGCGGGAAGTGGATGAAATCTGCGGGGTATTGCTGGCGTATGAGGAGAATTGCGGAAAGTGGGGTCGACATGGCGTGACGCGTTTCAGGAAAATTAGTCTATGATTTCGGCTATGGTTGCGAAAGCTGTGCCTCAACAGAATCTCGCACCAAACCACCCACGACCTGCGACAGGCCTTGCTTCTCGCGGGTTTTTATTGCGGAAACCAGATTGCGACCGGCACCTCGGAGCGGAGCGCATAGGCAAGAAAACGTTAATGTCTTGCGCCGTATTAAAGAAAACTTTAATACCCGCAACGACATTAAAGAAATTTTTAAAATGACGGGCCGGCGACGATCTGCATGCACCTCAACCCGGGGTAGTTACGGGTAGTAGATAAGTCTCGCAAGGCATTGCTGCCAGGTGAGGGCGAATGCGTAAAGTGGAGCCCAAACGGTGTGACGCATTTCAGAAAAATTCGACTACTATTTCAGCTATGGTTGCAAGAGCTCCATCTCAGCTGAATCTCAGTTAAGCCTCGCACCAAATCACAATCCACCGCCCGCGACGAGCATTGCTTCTCGCGGTTTTTTATTGCCCGCGCTCAAGCGCCACCTCACATCTACCGAATTGACCCATGCCAGAACTGACGATCGAACATTGGCCGCTTAGCCGGTTGCGTCCGTATGCGAGAAACCCGCGCAAGAACGACCATGCGGTCGAGCAGATGGCCGCTGTTATCACTGAATTCGGATTTCGCATCCCGCTTATTGCCAAAAGCAATGGCGAACTCATCGATGGCCACCTCCGGCTGAAAGGTGCGCAGCATCTTGGACTGGAGACGGTGCCGGTAGCACTGGCCGACGAACTGACGGATGCGCAAATCAAGGCGTTCCGTCTACTGGCCAACCGCTCGGCCTCTTGGGCGGAGTGGGATAACGAGCTGCTTGGTCTCGAACTGGCTGAGTTGCAGGATGGAGGATTCGACCTGGGACTAACCGGTTTCTCGTCCGAAGAATGGGACGCCCTGATCAACGGCGGCGAGCCTGAAAACGCAGGAATGACCGACGAGAATGACGTGCCAGGCGTTGCTGAAACCCCGGTATCTGTGTCCGGCGATGTCTGGATCCTCGGCAACCATCGGCTGCTGTGCGGCGACGCGACCAATCCAGAGAGCTACGATGCGCTGTTGGGCGACTCGCGGGTCGACATGATCTGGCAAGACCCGCCATATAATATCAATTATGCCAACAGCGCCAAGGACAAGCTGCGCGGCAAAAGCCGCGCCATCATGAACGATAATCTGGGCGACGCCTTTGGCGGTTTTCTGCTGGCGGCGCTGGCTCCTGCCATGGCGCGTTGCGACGGAGCGATTTACATCGCAATGAGTTCCTCGGAACTGGATGCGCTGCAAACGGCCTTCCGCGCTGCAGGCGGCAAGTGGTCCACCTTCATCATCTGGGCCAAGAACACATTCACGCTCGGCCGTTCCGACTACCAGCGGCAATACGAGCCGATTCTGTATGGCTGGCGCGATGGCGCGAAGCACCATTGGTGCGGCGACCGCGACCAGAGCGACGTCTGGAACGTCAAGAAGCCGCAGAAAAACGACCTGCACCCGACCATGAAGCCGGTCGAACTGGTCGAGCGCGCCATTCGCAATTCAAGCCGTCCCGGCGACGCCGTGCTGGACTGTTTCGGCGGATCTGGCAGCACCCTGATCGCCGCCGAAAAAACCGGGCGTCACGCGCGCCTGATGGAACTCGATCCGAAATACGTGGACGTGATCGTCAAACGGTGGCAGGAGTGGAGCGGGAAGAACGCAACCCGCCAGTGCGACGGGTTGGAATTCGATGCGGTCGCCAGTATTGTCAGGTCACCCGAGACGGGCGACGTAGTGGGCGTAGTCGCAACCTGATGGATCCACAAACAGGATGGGCCGGCCCGGCGCGCTGATTTCCACGCACAGCCGGCCATCCTCGACATAACCGCCCCTGCCGTTCAGCCATCCGCGCGATAACAATAATCGCGCAGAAAATGTATCGAATTCAAGCGCGCTCATTTCCCGCGTTTCGGTGACGAAGACCCTGTAGCTGTCCGATCCACCGACCTCGCTGAGATCGGCAGGCTTGCGGGCGAATGGCAGGCGCATGCCGAGTTCCTCGACCTGGATGGTCTTGTCGGCGATGGTCAGCGTGCGGGGTGTGCGTTCGATGGTGATGGTCACGGTCGTCATTTTCAGTTTTCCTTGATGGTTGCGTCGCTCATCGCGACAACCACATGAACGCTTCGTTCACAAGAAACATCAAGCGATGATTGATGGATGTCGCGCATGTTCGCCACTATTTAGGCAACGCGTCGATGGCCGCATGCATGGCCTCGACCGCCGATTCGTAAAACCGCACCTTGATCAGTTGGCGCGGTGCGATGAAGGTATAGCCTTGCTGTTCGTCGTCGGCCAACCGCAGCACGGTGAGGCCGTAGTCAAACCACTGACCGGCAAACAGCGCGGTCGGGATATTGATTTGCCACATCAGCCGGAACCGCCCATCCGCTCCCTCGCAGAAGCGAACGGTCTCGAAGCGGTTGAGCGCGATTCCCGCAAACAAGTCGTCCGCCATGCTCACGCTCCTGCGCTGATCATGTAGACGCGATCAGCACCGGCCTCCTTGGTGGAGGTGATGTCGAGCTTGAGTTTTTTCTTGAACGCACCGGCGAACGTGCCGCGCACCGTGTGCGCCTGCCAGCCGGTGGTCTCGCAGATCTGTGCAATCGTCGCGCCTTCCGGGCGTTTCAGCATGGCGATCACTTGCGCCTGTTTGCTTTTTTCGCGCAGCTGGCCATCGCCTTGCCACGTTGCCTCGGCAACCGTGACGGCGGCGTCCAGCGCGGGATCGGCCGGTGTTGCCACTTGTGGACGAGTGCAGCCGACCGCTGCGTAGCCCGCGTCTGTGATCACAATGTCCTTGCGCTTTTTCCTGGAGAGGTCGCGACTCAGCAAGCCGTCGATCACCTTCTGGCGCGCACCGCCTTTCAGTTGCGGTGGCAGCGGTTCGATGTTGCCGTCGGGACGTTCAGCGGCTTGCAGCAATACGGTGCGTTGGGTGTCGCTGAGTTTGATGGTGGTTGTCATGGTTCAGTTTCCTTAAGGTTGGATGATCCCCGCCGGTTGGCGGGGTATAACGTTTTACTTGGTTGCTGCTACCTCGTGGGCCAGCGCCGGGAGGTCGATCTGGCCGGACGCAATCGCTTGCAGGATGTCGTCGTCGAAACACCCAATCACCCGGCAGGCGCGGCGTTCCAGTTCTTGCTGCGCGATACGTTGCCAATCCTTGAACGCGGCGAGTTGCTGCAATGCGTTGTTGCCGGTTGATCCGAATCCACGCAGGTAATCCTTGGCGTGTCCGGCGATTTCGTTGGTGTCTCTGGTCATGCTGTTTCTCCTTGGTCTGGTTGCGTCGTCAATCGCGACAACGACATGAACGCTTCATTCCGATCAAAAGCCAAGTAGGTATTCGATGGTTCTTGCGAATGATTGCGAACCGTTGCGCATAG